CTTACTTATCAACAGGGTCTTAGAAGACACTGGTCTCGCTCCACTCGTTATGATTATTATTTTCCTGCTTTTGCTACTCTTGGTGAGCAGTCTGTTCTAAACAAGGAAATATATGTTACTGGTAATACAACACAAGATAACACGGTTTTCGGTTATCAGGAACGATGGGCCGAATATCGTTATAACCCCTCGGAAATTACTGGTCTATTCCGTTCTACTTCTGCGGGTACTATTGACCCATGGCATTACTCGCAGAAATTCACTGCTCTTCCTACACTAAATTCTACTTTTATTCAAGATACCCCACCATTGTCAAGGAACCTTGCAGTTGGTGCATCTGCTAATGGACAGCAGATACTTCTTGATGCTTTTTTTCAAACAACTGCAGCTCGACCAATGCCAATGTACTCTGTACCTGGCTTAATTGATCACTTCTAATATGTTTGGCGAAATACTTGGCTTTTTAGGCCAACAAGACACTAATCAGACTAATCAAGATATTGCTAATTCTGCTAATGCTGCTAGCGCTCAACAAGCGCAAATGAACCGTGATTTTCAAGAGCGGTTATCAAATTCAGCTTATCAACGGCAAGTTACTGATATGTCTGCTGCCGGTTTAAATCCAATGTTGGCATACATGAAAGGTGGGGGCGCAAGTTCCCCAGCTGGTAATGTTGCTAACGTGGTAACACCACAATACACATCACCTTTACAAGGTGCTGTAAATACACGTTTAACTTCTGCACAAGCTGCTAAAACTGAAGCTGAAGTCCCTCGGACAATAGCTGAAACTGAAAATATTAGAAAATTATCTGATCGAATAGACCAAGATATTTCTAATATGAAGACTGATCAAGAACGCACAAAAGCTGTTATTGATAATCTACGCGTTGAACGCGATAACCTCATTAAACAAGGTTATAACTTAACTGAAGTGGGCAACCAACTTCGTGCATCTGTAACTAATCTGCAAGCACAAAGCAGACAATTTAATGCACTTACATCTAGCACGGATTTCCAAGCTATGATTAACAACTATGAACAACAACTACGCAAACTTGACGTAGACGCTGCACAAGGTCTTGGTAATATTGGTCGTGAATACAACCAATTAAAACCAATTATTGACTTACTACGTTCATTTATTCGTAAATAATGGCTCGTCTTTTTTTAAAGGAAATGAAAATGAAAACCGTATTTTGTCGTTCTCCATATAACTATGATATGGATTTAGCTAGCGACAAGGCTGGTCTTAAATGCGATGACGCATCATTAACTCAACAGCAATTTAAAGAAGAATCTGATATAAACACAATCGTGTCTAGATTCATGAAATCTGGTGTTTTACCAGATTCAATCAATATGCCCCAATATATGGATTATGAAGGCGTTTTCGACTTCCAATCAGCTATGAACACTGTGCGTCAAGCTGATGAAAACTTTATGCGTATGGACGCAAAAGTAAGGGCTAGATTTAATAACAGCCCCCAAGAGTTCCTCGAGTTTTTCGGTAATCCCGAAAACACTGAAGAGGCGATTCGCTTGGGATTGGCTATTCCTAAGCCCGTTGTAGAAACGCAAGTTTCTGCTGCGGAACCGACGTCAAAGTCGGAATAATGGTACAGTTCGCTACTTGATGTAACTGTACCTATTGACACCAACTTCCAAGGAGAATGAAATGAAACCTTTGTATAGATCTTCTGTAAACAAAAACAGCTCTTCACAACAATTTAAATCAAATGTTGGACGCACCAAGATGGCTAACATAGTCAATGCCCCAATGCGTGGTGGTATACGCTTCTAAGGCGCTGTGTGTACCTCTCTATGGTCTCATCCTACCCATGGTCCACTGAAATGCGGACAATGCATAGAATGCAGATTAGCTTATTCAAGGGAGTGGGCGATAAGAATCACCCACGAACAAATGATGCACGAGAGGTCATGTATGCTAAACCTTACATATGACGAAGATAACTTACCAAAACATGGACAGCTTGTGAAAGCTGACTTGCAAAAGTTTTTTAAACGTTTGCGTAAGGGGGGCTACAAATTTCGATACGTAGCTTCTGGCGAATATGGCGATCTCAGCCGTCGACCCCACTTCCATATAGCTCTTTTCGGGCAAGATTTTGAATCTGACCGTTTGGTTTTTGGTAGTTCTAATGGTGATAAAACTTATACATCTAATACAGTTTCCAGATACTGGCCTCAGGGAAATCACCTAATTGGAACCCTTAATTTTGAAAGCGCAGCGTATATCGCAAGATATATACTCAAGAAAATTAAAGCATCTGATAAGGTCTCACCTTTGCCACTGCATGTAAATCAAGATGACGGGGAAATAACATTTCCCAATCCAGAATTCTTAATAATGTCGAAAGGCATTAGTAAAGGATGGTTTCACGATTACTTCATGTCGGACGTTTTTCCGAATGCAAGCGTGATAACCGCACAGGGTTCTAGGGCACCAGTCCCTAGATATTATAAAAATCTTTTAAAGGAGTTGGGTCATGATTTGAGTCTTGATATGCAATTTCGCTCATCGGCCAGAGCCGATATGGAAGTAGAGCGGAACATGTTCGAAAATCTTCCTGTTCGAAAGATCGCTAGACAACACGTCAGCGAATCTAGAGTCAATTTATCAAAACGTATTATTTAAAGGTCAAACAATGTTGCAATTTATAGTTTCCGTAAAAGACAGGGCTGCTGAAGTATTCACACGCCCTTTTTTCGTTCCACATCGTAATGTCGCAGTACGCGACTTCACTGATGAGATTAATCGCGCTGCAGCCGATAATCCATTAAACAAGCATCCCGACGATTTTGATCTATATCTATTAGGTCAGTTTGATGATTCAAACGGTGCCTTCATTCGTGAAGGTGCAGCAACTGTATTAGTCCGTGGTAAGGACGTTGTTCAAAGTTCTGTCTGACCCTTGCACCCCTTCGGGGGTGCTTTTTTTTATTGGAGTTTTTTATGTTTTCAAACAAATCTGCAAGCTCGCATAGTTTTGCGATGGTTCCTAGAGCGGATATTCCGCGATCTAAGTTTTCTATGGAGAAAACTCTTAAAACCACTTTTGATAGTGGTTTATTAGTTCCTATTATGTGTGAGGAGGTTTTACCCGGTGATACATTCAACACTAAAGTTACTATGTTCGGTCGTCTCGCTACGCCCCTTTTCCCAGTTATGGATAATCTCCGTCTGGACTCATTCTTTTTCTTTGTTCCTAATCGTTTGGTCTGGACGAATTGGGTTAAATTTATGGGGCAACAAGATAACCCTTCCGATTCTATTTCCTACTCTATACCTCAACAAGTTTCCCCAGCTTCCGGCTATGCAGTTAATTCACTGCAAGACTATTTTGGCCTCCCAACTGTCGGGCAAGTTGGCTCTGGTCTTACGGTTTCACACTCTGCACTTCCCCTTCGCGCATACAACCTAATTTTTAATCAATGGTTTCGCGATCAGAATTTGCAAAATTCTGTTACTGTCGACATGGGAGACGGTCCTGATGCTTCAGCATCTACTAATTACACTCTTCTACGTCGTGGTAAACGACATGACTACTTTACTTCGGCATTACCTTGGCCTCAAAAAGGTAATACTGCCGTAACATTGCCTTTAGGCACCTCTGCTCCTGTTAAATATACTTCTACTGGTACTTTTAACGGTATTCTGCGCACCACTTCTGGTGTCGCTCTTGGTTCACAAGTTGTGAACTCTGATGCCACTGGCCGTGTTTACGGTGCTCCAGGTGGCCAGCTTGCTGCTTACGATCCTAATGGCAGTTTATATACTGACTTATCTGCTGCTACTGCAGCTACTATCAACCAGCTTCGTCAATCTTTTCAAATACAGAAGCTTTTAGAGCGTGATGCTCGTGGCGGTACACGCTACACCGAGATTATTCGCTCTCACTTTGGCGTTTCATCGCCTGATGCTCGACTTCAACGTCCTGAATATTTAGGCGGTGGTTCGACATCTATTAATATCTCTCCTATTCCCCAAAACAGCGGTACTGGTTCATCTGGTTCTACAACACCTTTAGGTAACTTAGCCGCTTTTGGTACTCTTCTAGGTCAAGGCCATGGATTTACACAATCATTTGTTGAACATGGTTATGTTATTGGCCTTATCGCTGTGCGTGCTGACCTTACTTATCAACAGGGTCTTAGAAGACACTGGTCTCGCTCCACTCGTTATGATTATTATTTTCCTGCTTTTGCTACTCTTGGTGAGCAGTCTGTTCTAAACAAGGAAATATATGTTACTGGTAATACAACACAAGATAACACGGTTTTCGGTTATCAGGAACGATGGGCCGAATATCGTTATAACCCCTCGGAAAT